TTGTAGCTCGCCGCGATGATCTGGCGCTTCGGATTGCGGCCCAGACACCACGCCGGGAACCGCTTCGAGGCCAGCTCTGATTTGCCATGACGCGGCGGCATGAAGATCATCAGCCGGTCGATCTCGCCGCGCTCTACAGCCTCCAGCTTTTCGGCAATCAGCTTGTGGTGGCCAGCGGAGACATAGGCCGGGTTGGTGTACTCAGTGAAGCGAAGGAGCGACCGCCTCGCCAGCGCTGCCCGCACTTCGCTCAGACTTGGCAAGGATGGATTCAAGCTGCTCAAGCTCGGCAGTGCTGAGGTTGCTGAGGTCATGCTTGTGCGTCACCGTGCTTTCGCTCTTGACCGTCACCTTGTCCGAATAGCGCTGCGACCACTTGCCAATCAGCCGCAGCCGCGTGTCGATGCGAATGCGCTTGTCCGCCGCCGCCACAGGGTCAACCGAAGGCTTGTCAGCAATCTCTAGGCATTCATCCGCCAGAGCATCGCAGCCCAGTTCGCGCGCACGCGCGGAATGCGCGAATGCTCGCTCGTCCTTGTGCAGCCAATACCGAACCGAACTTTCCGCCTTGCCCATTTCACGGCAGATGGCGCGAAGCGATTTACCCTCCGCAAGCTGGCTGCAAATGTCGGCAATCTCTTGCTCGGTCATTGTGCCACAGCCCCAAACGCAAAAGGGCCAACCAAACGGCCAGCCCCCAAGGCGCAATTCGCACCTATAGCGATTTGTCTACACGATCACGTAAAATGGTCAAGAGGGTTTGAAACGCTCCGGCAGTTCGCCGCTTTCCAGCAACTCAAGCACGATCGAAGCGGGGCCGCTGATGGGTATCTCGCCCTTTTCCCAGCGTCGGATCGTGCGAAGGTCAGCTATGCGGAGAAGCGCAGCTAGACCGGTCTGGGATAGACCGGCCTGCTGGCGGATTGTGCGGATGCGGGCGGGGGTCATGCGTTTCCGTTCAAGGCGGCGCGTTCATATGCGGCGGCGTAGAGAGGGTGGCCAGCGCGGATGCGCACACGCCCTTTTTCAAAATAATCGGTTTGGCTGTCGGTTTCGTTTTCGTAGCCATCAGCAAAGATGAAGTCGAGGGCGCGCCCGCTCTGGAAGTCCTTGGCGTAGATCGTAACGCAATCCTCGCCAGTCGAAACCATCTTGAAAGCGGAATACGTAACGCGAGCCTTGTCGCTGCCATTGGTGACGTTGTGCTTGTTGAACTTGATGGCCATTTCCGTTTCCTTTGTGAGGCGGGGCATTGCCCCTTGGTGTGACTCCCTTATGAGACATTTTGCCCTACCCTGCAAGCACAAAATGCACGCTGGGCAAATTATTTCCCCGCCTCACTCCGAACAGACAACACCCTTTTGCGCCGCCGTGGTTTGGGCTTCGGTTCCTCCGGTTCCTTGCGCTGGGCAAGCTGAAGGATGCGCAGCTTGGCGAACGTGCGAAAGCGTTTCATGCGCCGATAGCCGCCGCCAAACGCTCCCCTGCCATGCGAATCTCCATCAGCGCAATGTCGGCAAACTTCCGGCGCGGCTCGAACCATGTCACCACAGCCCGCCCGATGCTCTTGTGGCGCGAAAGGCTCCCTCCCTGCTTCATGGCCCACTGCGCTAGGGAAACGTCCTCTACGGCCACCGCACGGGCAATATCGGCAAGGGCTCCAAGCTCGCGTTCGAGATACCCAAGTTCGATAGCGTTGCGGGTGGTCGAGAGACTTGCGCCGCCAGTGCCGCCGCCGATCATGCCGTCGAGCATCTTGCCAATGCTGTCGCGGATCAGGGAGCGCTCGTCCGCAATGGCAACGTCGCGATACCTGGTGAGGCCATCGAACTGGCGCTGTGTCAGCTTGCCCGTATCGGCCAGCGTGACGATCACAGGGACGCGGCGATAGGCCATGCCTGCGCTCACGTACTCCGCCTTTTCCATTTGCTCAGGTGTGGGCCGGATGTAGTCCTTGGCCTCAACGGTCTTGCGCTTGGTCTTGCGTGCCATCGTCATTGCTCCCTGTCTCAAAACTGAATCTCGCCGGGTTCCCAATCGTAGATGTCCCAGCCGAAGTTGATGCGGAGGAAGTCGCGGAGGGTCACTTGCCGCCTCCCGTCATGATCGTCGCCAGCGTGTCCCGCAGCCCTTGGTGGTGTGTGGCGCGGTAGGCTTGGCGGATGGGTTCGGGATCGGTGCCGTCGCGTTTGGTGATCCAGGCATCGCGGATCAGGTCTGCGGTTGCCTTGCTCCATGCGCCGGTGAGGTCGTGGAAAATGTCGGTCATACGGCCTTGTCCCGAAGCTTGCCGGAAGGCCCTACGAAAGGGAAACGCGCCATTTGTGCGCCAAATGGCGCGCGATTTAGCGCGCATTTGCGCCAAATGGTTTCCCTTTAGGGCTTCCGGATTATTTGGCGCAAAAAAGCGCGCCAAATCTGCGCCATAAGATTTTTGATTTGGCGCACTCATTTCGCGGCCCCCGGGCGGGCATTTTCAGGTGCGAAAAGGCCGGTTCGTTCCTTGCGCTGCGCAGCGTCGTGATAGGGCTTTTCGACCAGCACGCCGTTCTTGATCCATGTCTTGACCAGCGCCGAAGCCTGCGCCTCTTTCATGCCAAGCTGATCGATCAAAACGCATCCGGCCCAGCGTCCGCTTTCCTTCGTCCCGCCGCGCGCCGAGGCAGTATAGCGGCTGCCAAGCGGGGCCCCGTGCGCGTCAAGAAGCCCGGCATCGATCCGGTCCAGCACGGCGTTGATCGAATGCAGGGACACCCCGTCAAGCATCCCCGGCGGGTTCCACGGCATAAGCGCGCCCACCTCGTCCGCAGGGTGTTCGTCGTCTCCGTTAGCCAGCGTGACGCTCTGCTTTTGGAACCAGCGCGCACGGCCCGACTTGAGCGACTGATTGGCCTTCGCGTCGTCGTACCGCACGTACAGGTGCCGGTCGGCTTCCTCGATACCTATCGCCGCCGCTTCTTCCTGCGTCATGGGCATGAGGGTGGCGCTGATGCGGGTGCTGTTCACAATCGCGCCAGCGCCGCGCACGACATTGGCATCGCCCGCGCCGTTCGCGGCATACTTGGTCGTGTGGTGCACCAGGTAGACCACGCAGCCGGTCGCGCGGGCGATCTCGTCGCGCCAGATGCGCATGGCCCATTTGACTTCGCTGTTGTCGTTCTCGTCGCCTTCGAACGTCTCGGTGAACGGGTCCACGATCAGCACGTCGATTTCATTGCGGCGGATGTAGTCTACCAGCACCGGCACAATGGGCTTGGCCGTCATGACGCGGCGCGCCTCATCAAAGCCCGCCACGATGATACCGTCGGTATCGGTGACGAGGTGCACCATGCCGCGCAAATCATCGACCGGCGCATTCATGACACGGCGCGCAGCAGCCAAGCGGCGGCGCTGCTCGTGGATATCATCCTCGACATTGATGACCAGCGTGCGGGCTTTGCGGCGCGGTTTGATCTCGCCCCATGCCTCGCCGCGCGCCAATGCAATGGCGACTTGCAGGGTGAACAGCGACTTGCCCGAACCACCCGGCGCGGCAAGCATATGCGTGTAGCCTGAAAGCATAATGCCGGGGATGATCCATGGGCGCGTGGGAATGTCCGCTTCGTTGAAGTCGAAGGCGTCGACCACCTGCAGCGCGTCGGTTGGCTCAGGCACCACCCCCGCAAGTTCCAGATAATCGGCGCCCGCCTCATAATCCGCTTCCCACGGACCCAGATCGTCCGCTTCCGGCATCGGTGCCTCTGCCATCCACTCAGGCGGCTCTGCGTGAAACTGCGGCGGGTAGGTCACGTTGTCCGAGCGGCGTTCGGCCCCAAGCTGGCGCAGCGCTGCCCTGCGGTCGCCGCCGTGCTTGTAATGCGCGAACAGATCGAAGGCATCGCCGTAGCAGCCCGCCGCGCACTTCTCGCCAAGCCCGGAAGCCGCGTCACTGCCCGACAGGCTGACCCACTTCGAACCCATGACGCGGGTTGCATAGGTTTCGCCGGTCTGCTGCGGACTGCGCCAATCCTCGTCATGGCGCGGGCATTGCGTGTAGCCGCACATCGCCAGCATGTCGGCAATGGTGTTTGCCGCGTTGAAGTCATCGATCAGCGAGCCTTGATTGCCAGCGGGTCGCGCGGCGCGGCGGCGTTCGGCTTCGGCCTTGAGCTTGGCGCGTTCCTGTTCATCGGCGGCGCGCTGGCGGCGTAGGGCGGCGATACCTTCCGCGATGGTCCCAGCGCCCAGATCGAGGCCCGGCGCGTCCATGGTGCCGCGGCGTTCGAAGTGCAGGGGCTGGCCGTGCTCGTCCCGTAGCGGCGTGCCGGTCTTGTGCGCGTGCGGCACGTTCGGGAGATAGACGAGCTGGCCGGCACGAGAGAGAGCCCGGTCTGTCTTGATACCCTGCGCGTCCAGATAGGTAAACAGCGCCGTCTGTGCGTCATACCATGTGGCAAAGGGTACGGCTTCGGCCAGCGGCAGGATGATGCGCCAGCGGGTATCACCGGGGCGGCTGTGCGCGCTGCTGTAGATCAGCCATGCTGCGCCGCCCGTGAAGGCTTCCACGGCGGTCTGAATCGCGCCCCCGCTATGGTTGCCGCCGTCGATATCTGCCGCGAGCGTGACGAATGAACCGTTGGCCCGTTGCGCCTCATGTGACCGCGCGTCGAAGTCGCAGTAGCTTGACGGGATCATAGCCAGCCCGGCGGACTTCGGCTTGTTGTCCGGTGCCATCGTCCAGAGCGCGCTAAGGCTCCGCGTAGGATAGTCCTCGCCGGTCTTGATGCGGCTGTCCGCTTGGCCCCGGCAATAAGTGAACTGGTGGCCGTGCCATGATTGCGCGGCGGTTATGGGGAGGCTGCTCATGCGGCTGCACCCCCGATAAAGAGATCACCCTGCCGCTGCGCTTGCTTGATGCGCTGGCAGGCAATGTCGAAATACTTGGGTTCGCGTTCGATCCCGATGAAGTCGCGGCCCATCTGGACGGCTGCAACGCCGGTTGTGCCGCTGCCCATGAAGGGATCTAGGATGGTTTCGCAGGGCGCTGGCAAATGGCCAATTGCCCACTTCATCACGCCTATGGGCTTTTGCGTCGGATGATCGCCGCGTTGCTCTCCATTAGCGCGCAGCATTCCGTTCCACATATAGCTTATACGGCGCACAGCTTTAGGCAGGTTCGTCCATGCCAATTCGCAATCAGCGAAGTCGTTATCACCGTTCACCTTGTCCCATACCAGCCAGCACTTTGCTGCGGGGCAGTCATAATAATTTCCGCCAAAGATGATTTGCCAGCGGCCTGCCGCGCGCACTTGAGCCATGATCTCGGGCGCGATTGGTTCATTATCCCAATCGTCGTCTCCGTAGTCCCGTGTTGGCCCCAATCCCTTGCGTGTCTTGGCTTTACCCGCTGCCTCACCAATCCCATAAGGCGGGTCCGTAACCACCGCGTCCACCTTGCCCAGCGTCGGCAGCACATCCCGGCAGTCGCCTAGGTAGAGCGTGGCGCGGCCAATCGTCACAGGTTCGCTCACAGCCAACCGTCCTTCCTCAGAATATCGAGATACGCCGCGCGCTCGGCGGGCGGTTGCATGGCGGCAATGCGCAGCAGAACCGCGCGCAAGGCATCGCGGACGTTCATGCGGCACCTCTTGAAATTGGAGCGGCCCCGAGGGATTGAACCTCGCTCAGCACGGTTGGATCCGTGTCGTCCCATTGACGGGCCGCATGGGGTTTGGGGAAAGGCTGTTCTTTTAGCTTGACGCCTTTCGCAAAGCGCGGAGCCATGAAATACAGATAGCGGAACTGGCGGAGGTCATAAGACTTAGCACTGTCCCTGCCCGCTTGGATCACTGCCGCAGACTTCGACAGCTTAGGGTCGCGAGTCATCAGGCTGTTGTGATAAACAACGCCGTCCAATTCCCAGAAAGTCGCGGTGTGTTCTCCAAAATACCGAAACCCCGCAGCCTGATAGACCGACCCAAACTTCCCGCAACGTTCGTCTGCGAAAGACTGTATCCATTTGATCTTGGGGTATTTGCGGCGAATAAACTTCACCGCATACGACAACGCACGGCTTTCAGAACAATGCGGCGCGATGTCATCCAGCCACATGCGGTTAAGTTCTAGATACTCATCAAGCTGCGTTCCCTCGACCACGCTTCCCCCGCTGGCCGGGTTCATCGCGTAGCCAAACTGCAAAACGCCCATGAACTGACCGGCGATAAAAACGCCGAGGTGAATGTAGGTGGCGCTATAGAACTTCCGGCTGTAGTGGTTGGCGACGATTACGCCGTTTGCAAAGTCGCGGCCAATTTCCTTGACGCAAAAAGCATCGTTCCCAAAGCCGATCACATCAGCCTGACCAAACAAGCTAGATTGCGCGGACATGATGTATGCTTTTTCTGTCATGGTCTTTGCCCGATCACCGGCGCGCCGCAGCCTCGCAGCCAATCAAGCGCCTTTTCCGGCGAGAAGAAACAGGCCACATCGTGCCCCATGCGGTAGTGCGAATTGCCCCAGTCCACTTGCGCTTGGGAAAGCTTCCCGGCGCGGCCCGAAGCGTCATAACCCTTCATCTCAATCCAGCAGACGCAGCCGCCGGACCATGTGAAGCAAAGGTCGAACACGCCGGGCATCATGCCTTCTGCTTTGGCCTGGCGCTGTGCCTTGGGGCCGCGCTTGCCTGCGTTGGGGATGGCATGAACCGAAACGCCCGGCGCGCATTCCCGCACCAGCTTGCGGAGCATCGTCACGCGGTGCAGTTCGGTGAGAGCCTTGCGCCCGTCCGGTTGCTCCACGCGGAATAGCGGATCTTCGGCCAGCGATGTTTCGAGGTCTGCCCAGTTCATGCGTTGGCCTTCCTGCGCGCGACCACCGCACCAAGCCGCTCGACCAGCCGTTCAAAAGCAGGCGTTCCCCGTTTGACATGCGAGGCAGCGATGCTTTCGACCATCGCGGGGGTGAGTGTTTGCAGCGGCGCACTCGACACCTTGTCCACGGCCACAATGATGCCGTCGCGTTGGGTCGGTGCAGACGGCGCAAACTGTCCGGGGATGACGCGGCGCGGGGCGGGCATTAGGCATCCTTCGCTTTGCAGAAGTCGCTGCGGCAGGCGGCGACCTCGGCAGGCAGCACCAGCTTATCGCACTGGGCGCACCAGACGCCCGGCTTGAGCTTCGGCAGCGGCGGCAGATCAGTCGGCACAAACCGCTTCGGATGCGAGCCGCCCGAGCGCACCACCTTCATGGGTACGACACGCTTGATCAGTTCACGGATCAGCGCAGCGGATTGTGGGCGGCGGTCGTTGTCGAGACTTTCCGCCAGCACTTCGGCATTGGCCAGCAGCGCGCGGAGAGGTTCTTCGGCGGGCGGCATCATGCGTCACCACCTTGCGGCAACCACCGCGCTGCAACCTTGCGCATGTAAGGCGTGGCGCGCTTTTCGAAGCTGCGTAGCCCAGCAATGACTGTGCTGTGATCGCGCCCGCCCAGCCATTTCCCGACCTGAACCGTCGAAGAACCACGGTTGACCAGCACGTAAAAAGCAAGGTTCCGCGCATCGACAACCTCGCGCTGCCGAGCGCGCCCGGTCAGATCGCCAGCGGTCATGTCCATATCTTCAGCGATGGCCGCAATGATCTCGGTGACAGTTGCGGGCAAACCACGCGGCGGCGGCGGCGGCGGCAACGGTGCGTCGTCAACTTTGGCCTTGTACGCGCGGCGCACGAAACACGGCGGCGTCAAAGGCGCAATGCCAAGCGCTTCACGGATCTTGTCCCGCAGAATGTCACTTCCCCGGCGCATGGCCGTGAAGTGGTCGAAGTCAGCCTTGCGCAAGTCGGCATTGCTGAAGGTGATGGTCTGTGCGTACGTCATGCCGCAACACCCCGATGCCGATCAGCCTCACCCACAATCGCGTTCAACGCCTGCACCAGCGGACGGATCGAATCCGCCAGCGCGCAAGTCTCACGGTGATCGCGCACACCATCGGCCAGCGCTTCCACCCATTGCGTTGTCAGCCGCGAGAGATCGCCAATCGTCGCCATGTCGTTGGCCGCGCAAAGACCGACCGGGCGCAGTTCAAACCCAGCCGCCGCGAACACCTCATTCAGCGCAGTCGGATCAGCCCGCAGCGAATTGATGACGGTGTGCAGTTCGGGCGTGCTTTCACCGGACATGGTGCGCGAAACCGTTTTGACATCGACCCCGATGGCGTCGGCAAACGTACCCTTGCCAGTGCAGGCGATGACGCGAGCCCAGCCAGCGACCAGCCGGGCAGATACGTCCATTTTCGAATGAATTGCAGGGCGCACTTGGCGCGCAGGATCATGCATTACGCTCTCCATGAAAAACCCCGTTCCCAACCTTGAGCGCGCTGGAAATGCATTTCCGGCACCCGCACGCGCTTGCGACCACGCTGGCAGGATGGGCCTCGAAGCCGCCGGGGTTGTCGGCTTGATGAGAGAGCGGGGCCGGTGTCTGAAGGGACGGGGAAGCGGTGTTGACTGCCTCCCCGTCAGTTTCCCGGCGAAGGGGAAATGGGTGTGTGTCGCCGGGGTGTTCGGTGATGGTGATGTTCTGGCAGTAGGGCAGGGCTTTGGCCCAACTCCCCGCTTCGGACTGATCGTCGATCACGCCTGCCCCCGCTTGATGGCAGGGCCGATCACCATGCCCAGCGGGACGGAGGCGATGCACCAGATGGCGAGGAGGGCCATCATGCGGCTGCGTCCTGCTTGGGATGCGACAGCAATGACTGCGCTGCGATCAGCGTCCGCTTGTTTGTCGGGATTTCCCCGCTCTCCAGTCTGGAAAGCGTAGACTGATGGATTCCGAGCATGTCGGCCATCACGGCTTGCGAAACGTCGAGGGCCTCGCGAATGGTCTTGATCGTGTCCATGACCCAATGCGTAAATGCGCATACGCATAATGTCAACACCCCGCATATCCTTAAGCGCGTTAGGCGATGATGCGTCGGCGGGTTATGCGGGCGGCATGAACAATTCGCTCGCAGAAAAGATCAAAGCGATCCGCCTCGCGCACGGGATGACGCAAGGCGAGTTCGCCGCCCTGTTCCAATCCACACAAAGCACCGTCTCGCGCTGGGAGAAGGGTGCGGACCCAGAACACCGGCATCTCCTGCAGCTTGCCGAGATGGCAGGCGTCACGGTCGAGGCCCTGCTAGGTGTCGCCAATATGGACGTATATTCGCTTAGGGATATTCCGGTCCTAGGGTACGTTGGCACCGGGGCAGAAGTCCTGCCGTTTGAGACTTTTGCAGGAGCCGCGGTGACATTTACGGATCGTCCAGATGGGATCACCGGCAAAGCTGCTGCCGTAGAAGTACGTGGTGACAGCTTGTTTCCGACCGCCGAAAATGGCTGGAAACTGATTTACGCCGATGGCCAACAGGCCGATGAAAGCGACATGCTCAACCGCCTTTGCGTGGTTAAGCTCGTCGGCGGGAAGACGTTGATCAAGCGTGTCATGCGCGGATCGAAGCCCGGCCACTACCACCTGGTATCGACAAACGCGCCTGTGATCGAAGACGCCCAGATCGAATGGGCCTCGCGCGTGAAGGCCATCATCCCCAACTGATTCGGCGCGCAAAAGCCGCCTACAGCCCAGAAACGCGATAGAAATAAGTTATGCGCCTCCGCATTTTTGTGCTTGACGATATGCGTATGCGCATTTAAGCAGGTGTCATCAGCCGCACAGAGCGGCAGGAGGCACCCCGATGCAAACCACCAGCCCCTTCAGCAAGACGTTCACCACCGAGATGGACTTCTGCCACCCGCGCACCGAGCGCACGATCAGCGATGTGACCGTCCGCTACACGTTCGACGGGAACGAGTTCAACACCACGACCGACTTCGACGCGGACTGGATGAACGAGGACGCCTACAACGCCATCGCGGTCGATCAGTGCATGGCGACCCCTGACCTGTTCCTTGATTGGGCCGACGCACTGGACCCGATCTACGCGCCGGAAGCTGTGCGCCGGTTGCTGGCTTGGTCGTCGGCTTACGATGGCTGGGAATTGGTGGCGGACGCGGTGCAGCTTCTGCGTGATGGCAGTGCAGACGTGCAGGTGGCAGCATGAGCAGCGCAACCCGCACCCTCGCCGCTTGCCTCAAGGCAGCCGATTACGAGCTTCGCCATCGCAACGTGATTGAAGCCCGCCGCCACCTCGCCGCCATGTCGCCGGAACGCCGCACGATGCTTGAGGCGGAATGGGATGTGCCGGTGTCCGATGGGCGGCGTACTGGACCGGAGGCGTTCTAATGCAAACCCTCCGCATCCTCTGGGCCACCCGCTGGACCGGCCTCGCGATCTTCGCAGCAGCCGCGCTGCTTCCGTTTCTCGCATGTTTGGGAGAATGACTGTGCACGACCGCTACGCCGCGAAGGCCACGCGCCTGATGCCCGCGCTTTATGGCGGCTTTATCCGCGTCCCTGCCTACACGATGGCCGAACGTCGCAAGCGCGCCGGGCTGGCTGATTGGCTCAAGGCTCGTCGTGGGGTGGGGCGGTGAGCGCGCCGGTTTATCACCCCGCCGTGGTGCAGGGCTCAGACGAATGGCTCCAGATGCGTTGCGGTCTGATCACCGCCAGCGAGATGAAGCTCATTCTCACGCCCACGCTCAAGGCCGCGAACAACGACAAGACGCGCGCCCATGCCTTTGAACTGGCTTTCCAGCGCCTCACGCAGCACGTTGAACCGCAGTACGTGTCGGACGCCATGTTGCGCGGCCAAGAGGACGAGATTTACGCCCGCGCCGCTTATGCCGAGCATTACGCCCCGGTGCAGGAATGCGGCTTCATCACGCGCGACTTTGGCGGCTTCACCATCGGTTACAGCCCCGATGGCTTGGTCGGCGTCGATGGCCTGATCGAATGCAAGTCCCGCGCCGGCAAGTACCAGGTGCAGACCATCGCGGCCAATGAAGTGCCCGAAGAATACGTGTTGCAGCTTCAAACCGGGCTGCTGGTGACGGGCCGCAAGTGGATTGACTTCATATCGTACTGCGGCGGGTTGCCGGTGTTTGTGAAGCGTGTCGAGCCGGATGACGACATTCAGGACGCGATCTTTAGCGCTGCGCTCGCCTTCAACGACCGCGTGGCCGAAGTCATGCAGCAGTACCAGCACACATTGCGGAACATGCGCCCCGTGATTGCGACCGAGCGGCGCGAAATTGAGGAGATTATCCTGTGAACGAGATTCTGGACATGAGCCGCTTTGTCGAGGCGAAGTCGGACCAGCTCAACACCGACGATCTGATCGGCAGCCCGCGCACGATCACCGTGACGCGCGTGACCGGCAATGATGGCGACCAGCCCATTTCGATCCACTACGAAGGCGACAACGGCAAGCCGTTCAAGCCCTGCAAGACCATCCGCCGCGTGTTGCTGGCCGTGTGGGGCCGCAACGCTGCTGACTACGTTGGCCGGTCGATGACGCTCTACCGCGATGACGGCGTGACGTTCGGCGGGTTGAACGTGGGCGGCATTCGCATCAGCCACATGAGCCACATCGACAAGAAAACGGTCGTGGTCGTGATGAAGACCAAGGGCAAGAAAGCCGGGATCGAAGTGTCCCCGCTGGCCATCGAAGCCCCTGCAGCCGCCGCGCCCGATTGGGCCAGGTTCGCGCGAACCACGCTCGACGCCATCGCCCGCGCGCCTGATCTGGAAAGGCTCGACGCCTTTATCGACAGCCGCCACGCCAAGCTGGCCACGCTCGCACAGGCCGCCCCCGATCTGTGGCAGGCCGTCGATGACGCCCTTCGCGTCCGCCGCGCCGAGTTTGCCGAACTCGAACAGGGCCGCACCGACGAGCAGCACGGGGACCAGTTCACCGACGATCTCCCGCCGAACTTCTGATTTTCCACCAAGGGAGCCGGGTGGCCCAATAAGCCGCCCGGTGATTACGATGACCACCGCCCACGAAGACCAGTTCACGCCTGCGCCGGTTGAGGTGACGCAAGAGCGCGCTGTCATGGACGCACTGTGGCCCCTGCTTGGCGGCAACCACACCGAAGCCGATCTGTGGGGCCAAATTGGCGAGGCCGTCGCAACTGCGCTCGCCCGCCATCGCACCGCCAGCGCGCCTGCTGGTGGGGTGGTGCTGCGGTGGGAGGATGATCCCGCAGGTG